GGAACAGGTGCCTTAAACTCATCTTGTTTAGGAGTTTTAGCAGGTTCTAAACCTAAAATTTCATTTACTTTATCTTCTAGTGCCATATAACTATTTAGACTACATTATAATTAACGATACATCTAACTCCTTGACTTGGTTGTGCAGCTGTATGCCAATAATATCCATCAAAACATACCACACGGCCTTGTTTTGGCATCACTCTTTGTTTTTCTTTTAGTGTTTCAAATCTAGGTATATCGCCTTTTTCATCATATTGATTTTCATAGATAACAGTTTCACCATCTGCGTCTGTTACATAATATAACACAACAAGATGTTTAAAGTTAGATAAGTCCACATGAGGCACATCTAGTTTATCTCTATCTGGAATATTTAAAGGTAATTGTAAAAAAGAACGGCCTTGTAATATTCTTCTTTCGCCGTGTAATCCTACTTTTTGATATGATGTTTTAATTATAGGTAATATTTCATTATGTAAATCACTAACTGTTTTTTCTTCATGTACTAACCAATGATAAAATCCTGGTCTTGGAATAGGACTATCAGGATTTGTTACATCTTTAATAAAAGTCCAACTGCCTTTATTAAGAAGTAACTTCTCAATTTCTATTTGTTTTTCTTTGGGAACTATGTCGTCAAAGACATATATTTTATTGTAATAATTCATATTTCATAATATAACTTTCAAAATTAAGACCAACGAACAATAACTACGCCTTTATATCCGGCGCCGCCGCCTTTGCCGCCACCTCTATTAGCTGCACCACTTCCTTGTGGATTATAACCACTACCTACCTGAACAGTTGAACCGCCGCCAGCATAATAAACTGAAGTTGTGTTGTCTGCGATTGTGTATGCTTTTCCTATACCGCCTACACCACCTTGAGCAGCTGCTTGACCGGCCGCACCAGCACCTCCGCCGCCACCGCCGTAATCAGCAAATGCTGGCCATGGAGTAGCAGAACCTGTGCCGCCTGGATTTCCAAATCCATATGTGCCTGAATCTCCGCCGTGTGTTGGTTGAGTTGCTGAACCGCCAGGTCCAACCTGACCACCCTCATTACCACCTGTACCGCCGGTGCCTCCGCCTGAACCGCCAGGACCTCCGTTAAAGTATGCTGAGCCTGCCGGACCTGAACGGCCGCCATATCCACCGCCTTTAGCAGTCAATGTACCAAATACTGAATCTTGACCGTTGCCAGGAGGTCCATTGTTATTATGATTTGCACCACCTTCACCAACTGTGACTGAAACTGTTCCGCCTGGTGTTACAGGAAAACCTGGTCTATAAATTAATCCACCAGCACCTCCGCCACCTCTTGGACCGCCACCACCACCAGCAACTACAAGTACATCAACTGTTGATACGCCACTTGGTACTGAAAAAGTACCAGATGATGTGAATGTTTGTACTAAAGGCGCTTCGATAGTAATTGAAAATTCTCTATCTGCTGTATTTGAGTTAACATCAGCAGCTCTAATTGTAAAACTTGTTGTAGTATCTGAACCTACTGCGTCTGGTGTTCCTGATATAACATAACCAGAACTTGTTGAAGCGCCTGATAAACCTGCCGGTAATGAACCTGATTCTATAGTGTAAACTATATCACCACCTGATTCTGGATCCGCAGCTGCTACTGTGACTGCACTAAAACTTCCTCTATTAGCGTGTGCTGTTGTATTAATAGAACCTGAAGCTGTTGACCATACAGGTTGTGCATCAACATTAATTTGGCCTGTTGTTGTTACAGCTAATCCGTTACCAGCAGTTATTTGAAGGCCAAAAGGTTCGTCTGCGTTAGATACGCTAGATTTTGCAACAACGCAAGTAAGTTGTGTTGAACTATCTCTTGTTACTGTAGTAAAACTAATTTGAGTGCCATCAGATTTTAAGAGTTTTGCTGTAGTACCAGCTGTAAAATTCGTACCTGTAATTACGATTGTATAATTTCCTGTTCCATCGCCTGAAGTTAAACTTGTAGGTGATACGGAAGAAAAGGTTGGAGGTTGTAATGTAAAATTACTTTTTTGAATTTTTTTAAGTACACCAGCTGAAGTGTCATATACTAAAATAACATCTCCATCAGCAGCTGTTTCTGATAATTCTGTTTGTTGCGTAATAACATCAGCCGTCAATAAATCTTCGTCAATAATATTGGCTTCTAATGAATTCTTTTTAATTTTACTAATGGTCATGGTTTATACTCTCTTTATTACTTATATTTATACATCTTCATCTCTTGTTTTATCATAATTTTTACCATCCTGGAAAAACGATATGGTAGTTGTAAAACCAAAGTCGTCATCAGCGTCAGCACTTACTGGATTTGGTACAACCGTTATTCTTTCTTCTCTTGTGGCCGCTGGTAAATCTGTATGTAAATCTGATTGAGTCTCTCTGATAACTTTTTGTGTTGAAGCAGGACCATACAGATATGTCTTTGCTGTAAAGTTTAATGTATAGATAACTGCTCTTCTTGTTGTAAAATCACCAGAATAACTGTCTTCGTAATTAATATTATTTAGTATAATTGGTACATCTCTTTTTATACCCATTTCAGGTACAACATTTATTGTCACAGTATAATCTGGTTGAAAATATGGTAAAATTTGTTCTATAATCTGTAATCCGCCTTCGGCAGTTGCTGTAAAACAAAATAGATTATAAGATATATTATATGGTACAGGCATATAGTTAAAATTCATCACATTGTTTGTGCCTGATTTGACAGATTTAAATTTTTGAATTTTTGTTAATTTTCTACTGCCATCATATTCTATACCTGCAATTTCAAAACCCATTCTAGGTAATGTAATTGCAAATTCTCTTTCATCTAAACTTGGTTGTTGGTCAAGTCTAACTAAAAACTTTTCTTTTGGTGCATAGGCTAAAGGCACTCTAATAGATTGTATTGTACCATCAGAGCCTGTTCTTTTAATTTGTATGTTATTAAAAACTTGACCGAATGCTACGGTCATTTTTCTCATACCTTCGTTATAAAAATGTCCAAACATTAAAAGTCTACCTCACCAAATGGATTTCTTTCTGTAAAGTCAAGTATATCATCCGAAGTATCTTCGGTATTAAAACCTGCTTGTGCGTCTAAATCTAAATTTTGTGCATATGTTGATTGTGTCTGTAAGTTATATTCTTCGTTGATAAAGTAATTTGCGTCACCACTTACACTATCATTTTCTAATTGTAATGCACCTGTACCGTCTTCTAACATAAATTGATGTGCTAATTGGTCTAAACTGTATTGGTCTTCAGCACTATCAATATCTGTAACGCCAGTATCTAATCTTTCTGAACTGTATTCCCATGTTCTTGCTCTTAACTTGTAAACAGGTAAATTGCCTAATTGAAAGAATGGCTCTTGGTCTTCTACAAAACTAATTTCAAAAAACTTATTCATTAATGGGTAATAAATTATATCACCCTCGTTTGGTCTGCCTTCTTTAATCATAGTATGGTAACTATCAATAGCGTCTGTCCATCTTCGTTTAGATAACATGAAAGTTGTTTCTTCTCTGATTTCTAAACCAAACTTATTAATTAATTCTTGTTCACCAGCAAGACCCTCAGTTGTTTCAACATACATTTCAATTAAATATGAATCATCAAATTTAGACAAACTATCTTCGCCTAAAATTAAATCTCTGTTAACTAGTGTTCTTGGTAAATAATAGACATCATGGCCATAAATTTTTAGGCCTTCGATAATTAAATCTTCGTAAAGAGTTTTTTCGTTGTTATTGCCAATGCCGTTTCCACCTTGAAAGTGATGATTAATTGCCATGGCATTATCCTATCATCATTGCTGGATTTAACTCAAATGTACTTCTAATCTCTGTTTCCAACTTTTCAATTTCTTGCAAAGCTTCAGAAAATATTTGTTGACCATTTAATGTAACACCGCCAACCATAGCGACACCATTAAACTTTGATAAGTTAGCGCCCCATTGTTTTTTAAATAAGGCAGTAGTATATCTTTTTAAATAAATGTCATTATAGACATCTGTATAAGACTCTGGGTCTAATTTTCTATAACACTCGATTACTATCCATTCGTCTGTTGCTAAATCATTTGTCCAGTCCATATCAATGTATAGTCTGTTATCATGTTGATTAAATCTAATTGGTTTTTCACCAACTAATACATGGTCTAAAAAGTCTAAATGTCTTAATACAACATCATAGTTAATAATACTTGTAGATGAAAAATCATAAAGGTCATTTAATCTTAATTGGTATCTTACATCAAATAAGTTTAGATTGCCTTTATTTGAAAAAGGAAAAATATTAATAACTGAAACTACTGATTGTGGTACTGAAAGATAATTGTTATCTTCATACCAAGTTGTTGTGTTACTTGATGGCGTATCTGTTGCTGTTTCTGTAGAACCATTAAGAGCAGATAGACGAGTTTTATCGGCTGAAGTTAACTTATATTTTAAGTATGTTCTTCTAATACCGTCATAGTGATATTGTGCGAAATATTGTAAAGCCTCATCAATTCTGTCTTCTAGTTGTTCATCACTAGCATTAACTTCAATGACAGGCTTACCTAAATTTCGTAAGCAATACTGTTTTAATGTTTCTCTTGTATTTGGGTTTGCCAT